AGAAATCCCTATGAGAAGGGAAGTTAACGCAGACATAGATGATGTTCCTGTTGTTGCTCGTTCTCCATCTTTTCAGCAGCCAATCGAAGAAGCAGTTGAGCAAACTAAGATGGCGTTAGAGCAAAGGAAGGTTCGTCGTGGCTAAAAAGACAACCATCGGAAAAGGAATGAAAGTTCCACGTGGTAAAGAAGCTAAGATGAATAAGAAACCTGGTGGTTCGAATGTTGGAGAGTATAAAAGCGTCTCTAAAAAAGACTTTGCAGGTCCTTCGGGGGGCGCTCCCGCTGGCTCTTATCCAATTAATACTAAAGCTCGAGCAAAAGCGGCGCTAGCCTATGCTCATAATGCACCACGACCAACAGGAATAAAAAGAGCTGTATATGCGAAATACCCGGATTTAAAGCCGGCTAAGAAAAAATAAGGCTAAACCACCCCCAAAGGGAGCCATACAAAACACGCGAGGCTTGGAGTTGATCCCTCCTTCGATGCCGTATCATCGGCCTCGCACTTTCAATACGGTGAAAGTACCAATTAGAGAGTGCGAATGTCGACAATTAATAACGGTTTATCGATAGTCAACGAGTATAACGATTACTATCAAGAGGCTTATTACGCTTGGAATCCCTTCTATCCCCTCGCTGATAGAGATCTCCGTTTTTACTTAGGAGAACAATGGGACGAAAAGGAAAGGCAAAAGCTTTTTGAAGAGAACCGAAATGCTTTCACATTCAATCTCATTCGCAAAAATATCAACCTGATTCAAGGTTATCACATTCAGCATCAGTTGAGCCCTATCGTTCAACCTAGGGAAAACTCTGATCAACAATCAGCTGACGATCTAACTGATCTTCTACTTTATGCCTTTGATTCTGGAGAAGGATACCGACATATTAGCAATTCCTTTGGAGGAGCGCTAAAAACTGGTTTTAATCTCCTTACTATGTGGATGGATTATAGAGATGATCCTATCAACGGAGATATTCGTTTTGGAAGGGAGCCATATAGTGGCTTTATAACCGATCCTTATTTCACCCAATTAGATTTCTCTGACTGTTCTTATGTCATGAGACGAAAGTATTTAAGCCCCGAGCAAGCTGCTTCCCTTCTCCCTGGGATGGAAAAAGATGTGATGGAAATACATTCATTTGGGTGGTCTAGGGATGACAAATTCACTTGGCTTCCTTACCAAACTCAGCCTAATGGTCAAGATTTTATTGCTTATGATGAATTTTACCAGCAGAAGTGGAAGAACATTCCCATGCTTGTAGATGAAGAAACTGGAGAGTTCGTTGAATGGGAAGGAACTCAAGAAGGGATGAAGTTCTTCATGCAGCAATATCCCCAACTCAAGAAGGTAATGAGGCCCAAAAGGTACATTGAATGCCACATTATCCTCAACAACAACTATATGAAAACGGAGATCAATCAATTTGGTCTCGATGAATATCCTTTTGTCCCATTTGTCGGCATCTTTGAACCAGAATCCGAAAACTGGGGCATCAAAGTTCAATCTTTAGTCCGTCCTCAAGTAGATCCTCAACGAGAATCCAACCGAAGACGCTCTCAAATGGTTGACATTCTCGATTCTCAAATTAACTCGGGATGGATTGCCGATGAAGAGTCCGTTATTAATCCTCGTTCACTCTTTCAAACTAGTCAAGGAAAGGTCATCTGGAGAGATAGGGATGCGAAACCGGGTGCTATCGAAAAAATTCCACCTGCTCAAATTCCGCCTAGTATGTTTGAGCTCCAACGACAATTTGATGCGGATATTTTATCAGCTGTTGGGATAAATGATGCATCTTTTGGGATGACCCAGAATGATCAAGAGTCAGGCATCATGATGATGCTGAGGCAAGGCGCTTCACTAGTGAATCTCCAAGATCTTTTCGAAAACCTGCGCTTTGCACAAAAACAGGCTGCTGGAAAATGCATTAAAATGATGCAAAACTGGACACCCCAAAAGATACAAAGAATTCTGAATCGTCCTCCTTCTCAACAATTCTATACAAAAGATTTTATTAAGTATGACATTAGCATTCAAGAAGGAATGCTTACTGGAACCCAAAAACAAATGTACTTCCGTCAGCTCCTGGATCTTAAGCAAGTTGGCGCACCTGTTTCTGGGGCAATGCTTGCTAAAGCTGCACCTATTCAGGGTAAATCTGAATATCTCAAGCAACTTGAACAAGAAGAGCAGCAACAAGCTCAACAGGCGCAACAAGCTCAACAAGTTCAACTCTCCATGATTGATGCCGACCGTCAAGCTAAACAAGCAAAAGCTATTTCTGACGTCGCTCTCTCTAAAGAAAGATTTACTCGGGCGGTGGCAAACATGGGACTCGAAGATGAAAGAGCAGCAAGAGCAGTTGATGATCGAGCATCGGCAGCACTGGATAGGGCCCGAGCCATGAAAGAACTTGAGTCTCTCGATGATGAACGTCTCGTTAAATACTTAGGTATCGTGCGAATGATGGAAGAGATGAATCGAGGTCAAGAAGAACAAATTAAAGAAGACGATGTCTTTATTAGCGCAAGAGGTCAAGCGCACGCAGAGCCTCAAGCAAATCCTTTTGATGGAGCAATGCTTCAACAAGAGACATTACAAACGCCACAACCTTTGGAGGTTTGAAAATGGCACAAGGATATAACGACCGCCTGGACGAAAGCCTAGGGATGAGACGAGGAAAAGAGAGCACAAAAATGCAATCTTACAAAGATCGTCGTGATGAATCTCGGGGCGCTCGCCGTGGCAAGGAAGGTGGATCTGTATTCAACCTCAGAGACAACACTCAAGCGAGTGAAGTTAAAAAGGTGCCAACAGATTCGGAGAAATACGACATGGGTCGTGTTCAACCTTACAGCTGTGGAAGCAAAGGCTACCCTGCTGAAGCATGGAACTACGAATATTAAGGAGTAGACATGAAACAACAGACTGGAGAAACCCGCGACGCAATCATTGAAGATGACAATAAAAGAATACAAGAAATTCTAGACGCCAATAAGAACCGTAAGGAGCCCTATTGGATTGTTGTATTCGCCAAACCATCCAAGAGCAGCGTAGATGGGAAGCCAACGTTGGTAAAACACATCAAAGCCTATCCGGTAGAGCCTTCATCTCAAGTAGGGATGATTGCCGGAAAGGTCGACAATGTAAAAGGCACTGTCGATTGGGAGGTAAATATGCCTCAAAGACCGTTTGACTTTGATGCGCTTCAACTTGTTGGAGCCGAGCAATGCAATGAAGTGGTCGTGGAAACCACAACAATTGCAGATGCCTACGTAACACAATAGTGCCGCCGACTTATGGGCGTAAATAAGGAGAATTAATCGCATGAGCGAAGAAACACAACCTGCGGGCGAACAAAACATGGAGGCCGCCGCTCCTCCGGAAGTTAATGTTGAACAAACTCAAGCTGAGAATGGTTCAGAGCAGAATGGACAAACTGTCCCTCTCTCTGCCCTTCAATCAGAAAGAGAGTCACGTCAACGGATGGAAGAAGAATTAAGGATGATTAAGGACCATTTGTCTTTGATGGAATCCTCTAAAAGACACTCGCCAGCCCCACAAAAAGATGATTTTGATGGAATGGATGACGGAGACGTTCTCACCCTTGGAGACTTTAAAAAGCTCCTAGGAACTCGTGAGAAGCAGTATCAAATGTCTATTGAAGAGATCCGAATGAGTCAAAAGTACCCTGATTATCAAGAGGTTCTTCACAAGTATTTACCGGAAGTTTTAAAGGCGAACCCTGCTTTAAGACGATCATTGGAGGCAAACCCGGATTATGAAGTCGCTTATCAACTGGCTAAGATGTCGCCCAATTATGCGGCAGCTACTAAAAAGGAAAAGAAACACATGGATGCAGAACGCATAGTTCAAAACGCCCAACAAGCGGGCAGTTTATCTAGCATGGGGGCTTCGACTCCTGTTTCTCAAGCCAAGAGATATAAAGACATGAGTGATGCCGAGTTCCGAAAACTGGTTAATAATAATTTAGGGGTCGTTTAAGGAAAAAACACGCTCAAACCACCTCACTTTAAGTGAGAAGAGCAAACAAAACACGAGGACAACATGACTATAACCACTGTAAGTGTGTTACCTCCTGCGGTACGGGAATACTATGATCGGCTTTTGTTAATGACTGCGTATCCAACGCTTATCTATAACAAATTCGCTCAAAAACGTGTTCTCCCCGAGAAGAATGGTGACACTATTGTGTTCCGTAGATACTCGCGTCTTTCTACGGTGCCAATCCCACTAATTGATGGGGTGACTCCTCCTGGAGCTCCTCTAAGTGCGACTGACATCAAAGCGCAAGTCTCTTTCTATGGAAACTTTGTAACTATTACTAACCAAGTTGAACTTACTGTAGAAGACAGAGTTCTTAACGAATCAGCTCGCCTCTTGGCTCAAAACATGGCTCAAACCATGGATGAAGTCACTAGAGACGTTCTTGCTTCAACAAGTTCTGTCCTTCAGTGTTCTAACGGTTCTAACGGAAACACTCCGACAGAACTCACAAAAGAAGATATTGACGCAGCTGTAAAAACACTGCTTGGAAACGACGCAGAGATGATCTCTGAAGTTGTGACAGGACGTGACGCTCTTGGTACTTCTCCTGTACGCCCTGCGTTCTGGGGATACCTAGATACAGCTCTTCTAGATGACCTAGAATCAGTTTCTAACTTCTTGAACACTAGTAACTATGCTCAACAAGGAACTGTTCTGGATGCAGAATGGGGATCTACTGGCAACGTCAGATGGCTGTACACCAGCGTTGGATCTGTCACTAGCGCTTCTCCTGCTGTCTATAACAACTTCATTGTTGGTAAAGAAGCATATGCACTCGTTCACCTTCGCAGCGAAACTGGAGACTTCTATATTGAGCCTCTCGGTTCTGCTGGAGCTGCTGACCCACTTCATCAAAGAGGATCAGTAGGTTGGCAACATCCATTTGTTGCTCGAATTCTGAACGACGCGTTCATGATTAACCTAATGGCAACCCATTCATAAGGAGGAATTAGTATGGCACAAATGAAAGTTGGCACATATACCAATCCTTCTTCAGGAACGGCAGCCACAAATATTGATTTTGGTTTCACAGTAGATTCAATCACTGTTTACAACCAAACAGCAGGAAGCATCTTTTCATGGAACTCTTCTATGGCAGATGCCTCTTACTTTACCGTAACTAGCGGAGCTTACACAAGCTCCAATGGTTTTACCCCATTAAGTCAAAATGCCCTTTTTGGGCCTGCAATTAGCGACGTTTCTAATGCTGCTTCTGCTGTGATTACTGCTTCTAATCTAGATCAGTTTTCATTTGCAGTGGGTGACACAGTAAACATCGTTGGTGTGGCTGATGACTTAACTGGAACAACGTTGAATTTAACCGGAGCAACTGTCTCTGCTGTAGATGCTACCACAGTAACTGTCAGTACAAACACAAGCTCGGGTTATTCAACTTATGTCAGCGGAGGAACCCTCGTTAGAGTTTCTGACTCTAGCGGTGATCCAGTAGCAACCGATAACGTTGCTATTCGCGGACTTACTTTTGGAACTGGCGTTGTTGGGACTGATAGTGATGTAGTTACTTACGTTGCTTTTGGCCAAGAGTCAGTAGTTTAAAAACCACAAGGGTGGGGACTAAATATCCCCCCCCTTTCTCTTACCTCCATGCTGAAGAGGAAGAGATTTAACAAAACACGAGGACATTATGAGTAGATTACAATCTATTGAAGAAAACATTGAGAGAATAAAAAACCTTCCTATTACAGGAAGACAGCCTGAAAACGAAAAAGAAGAAAAGTTCTTAAGAGAAGTATGTGAATATGAATTTCATAATCTCGAAGAACCCGGTCTATCTCATAAATGGACTATGGGAAATACCAAGAACAATTTCACCTTTAACTTTTTCCATGGCGGAAAGTATCGAGTTCCACGCTTTGTAGCTCGACATCTAGAAGATTGTACAACTCCTATTTGGAAATGGCTTCCAGATGGAACAGGACGCATGGATAAGCAATTGGTCTCACAAAAATCACGCTTTCAAATGAAACAAACATTTGCGGCATAGAGAGGATAAATGAGCACGTGGACTCTGGCTGATATACGCCAAAAAGTAAGACAAGTAACTGGAAGGTTCACCGAAAATGAGCTAACTACTACTCAGTTGGACGACTACATAAATAAGTACTACACGTTGACTTTCCCTGCAGAGGTAAAACTCGAGCAGAAGCACGTTTATTACTCCTTTACCACTAGCGCCAATCAAGCTTACTACGATCAGCCAGAAACCACTTACACCAATTTTGAGCCTCCAGCTACAGTAAATAATCTTCAGCTTTTATGGTATCAAGATCCCGCTTATTTTGAGCAAAACAATCCCCTTCAATATACATTTCTGACTCCCTGGACTGGTGATGGAGCTACCCTCAACTTTACCACTACAGTCACTGGTTTTCCCATCTATCCTGGAACACTAACAATTTATGATGGGGTAGAGCTTTTTCAAGATACGAATCAAGACTGGACAACCTCTGATGTTAATTTGACCGGCGACCAGGGGGGAACGGCCACCATTAATTATAATGATGGAACAGTTGACGTGACCTTCGCAACAGCTCCCGCAAACGGACAAAACATTAATTTAAACTACGTTATTTTTCAAGCGGGAAGACCGCGAGCGATTTTGATGTACAATAATCAATTCCAGCTTTTCCCTCCTCCCGATCAGGCATATATAATCGAAATGAAGGCCTATTCCGTCGTTACTGAGCTTACAAATGCTACTGACACCCCTGATTTGAGTGAATGGGGTCCAATGATTGCTTATGGAACCTCAAGAGATATTTTCTCGGATTATGGAGAATTAGATGCTTATGCAGAAATAACGCAGCTCTATAAAGAGCAAAAAAATTATGTACTAACACGAACATGTCAGGACCTATTAAATACTCGGTCCACACCCAACTTTTGAGGAAGATTATGAAAACACTAAAAGCAATCGGTCTAATTAGCATTATTGCTCTCATGAGCTCTTGCACAGTTAGCTTAAGAAGCGAAACTAAAAAAAATGATCACGACACCATTGTAGACAAAGAGTTCTTCATTGGGCCAAAGATCGGAAAAGAGTAGGAGATTATTATGGCCTTTGATCCTAGTTTACCAGCTAATTCAACTAAATTGAGGCTAGCTCCTGGGGAGATACAAGCTAATTGGGAAGCAATAGAAGAGGCTCAATCAAGTTTTAAGCCCTATGCGATTAATTTGAATAATAGAACTCCTCTTGGGGTTTCAAATGATCCCACGGCTATTGCGGATGCATATTTAATGTATTGCAAAGATGATGCCGCAGGAAATCCAGAGCTTTTCGGAATAAATGAAAGCAGTCAGGTAACCCAGCTTACCCGCGGAATTCCTACATTTGGAAAACCCGGTCAAATCTATTTACCGGGGGGGATGCTTATTCAATGGAACACAGAGTCAAAGGCTTCTGGTTCCGCCGTTACATTCAGTACCGCCTTTATTGAACCAGCTTATTACGTTAATTTTGTGGTAGGTGGTAGCCCGCCCAATAACCGCGTCTATCAAAGAGTCGTTGGAACTCCTACTGCTTCTCAATTCACTCCTTCCATTCTAGATTCTTCAGGAAATGGTATAACGGCGACTATTAA